GAAAGGTTATGATGAATATTTTAATTTTAGGATCCGACGGATTCATTGGATATCATTTACAAGAATCCATTCTTAAAGATGATAGATTTAAAGATGTTAAATTGGTAGGCGTAGATAAGTACTTTACTCGTACAAACCTATTACCTGAAGATGACCGTTTGAATTTTCATCAGATGGATATTATTGAAGATCGAGAAACAATCGACGAGCTAATCGCAGATTGTGATGTATTATTACCATTCGTTGCTATTGCAACTCCTAAGTTGTATGTTGAACAACCTATGAGAGTTTTTGAGTTAGACTTTGAAGAAAATCTTCGTGTTATTAAATTGGCACAGAAGCTAGGTAAGCGAGTAATTTTCCCATCTACATCTGAAGTATATGGCAAAGGCGAAGCACCATTTGACGAAGAAACTACAGACTTAGTATATGGTCCTATCAAATATTCTAGATGGATATATGCCTGTTCTAAGCAATTATTGGATCGTGTTATTTTTGCGATGGATCAGAAGGATGGAATGAGGTTTACTCTATTCCGCCCATTCAATTGGTTAGGGCCTTATCTTGATTCTTTAGATTCCACATCCGAAGGATCTTCTAGATTAATTACGCAACTAATTGGCGATGCAACACAACGAGGGGAATTGACTTTGGTAGATGGTGGTCATCAGAAACGATGCTTTACAGATGTTCGTGATGGTGTAGCTGCACTAAAAGAAATACTTTTGAATGAAGATAAAGCACAGGGCAAGATTTATAATGTAGGTAATCCTTGGAATAATCTATCAGTAAGAGAAGTTGCAGTATTGCTTGTGGATAAATTAAAAGAACGTGGTATGGTAGATGACGTACAGATTAAAGTTAAATCTAGCGTAGACTTCTACGGTGCAGGGTATCAAGATGTTTCCAACAGGGTGCCTAGTATTAATGCTATTGGAAATGATCTAAATTGGACTCCAAAATATACATTTACCGAATCTTTAGAAAATATACTAGATATTGTCGAACAGAAAAATACTTTGTAATATATAATGTATAGGAGCTAATTAATGCCGTTCTACGATTTTAAGTGTTCTGATTGTGAATCTATATTTTCAGTCAGTTGTCGTATTGCTGATAGGGAGTCTCAAGAATGCCCTTCATGCAAATCTAAAAAATATGAATCCTACCATACTGCCATGCCAGCATTTGGTGATCCTGTCCGCCTAGGCATTCGGACAGTCGATAATGGATTTCGAGAAGTTTTATCTAAGATTGGTTCTTTCAATGGTCGGCAGGCCAATCTTTCCGATAAATTGAGCAGACGCTAATATACACGATGTTAAATTCCCCTTTATTTAACCGGGAGGACAATTCTTAGAGGTTGTCCTCATTTCGTACTATCCACGAAGGACGCTACATGGCAAAAACAAAAACAAATGTTCAAACACAATCTAATCAAACTCCACAGTTGACTTTGACGAATAATAAGTTAAAGTTAAGATTAGATGATATGAAAACGATCAGGCCATTAACTGAAAATCAGAAAGGATTCTTTGAAGCATACGATAAATCTAAAGTAATGTTATTACATGGAGTTGCTGGAACAGGCAAAACCTATATAGCATTATATCATGCATTAGAAGAGGTATTAGATATAAAAAATCAATATCAAAAAGTCGTGATAGTTAGATCAGCAGTTCCAAGCAGAGACATTGGGCATTTGCCAGGAGATGAGAAAGAAAAGACAGAAGTATATACAGAGCCATATATAGAAATATGTAAAGACTTGTTCGATAGACCAGATGCCTATAATAGGCTAACAGAACAAAAGGCAATGCAATTCTTGATAACTTCTTTCGTAAGGGGTATTACACTAAACAATTCTATAATTATTGTAGATGAATGTCAGAACATGACAGACATGGAATTAAATTCCATAATGACCAGAATAGGAATAAAATCCAAAATCATATTCTGTGGAGATTTTAGACAAACAGATCTCTATAAGAAAACGGATATGTCTGGGCTTAAAAAGTTCATGGCTATCGCAGATATGATGCCCAGTTTCAAAACTTTTGAGTTTGGAACCGACGATATTGTAAGATCTTCTATAGTTAAGGAATATATATTAGCAAGACTGAAATACGAGAATCAGTATGAATTAACATAGGAGTTTAAATGAGATCTACTCAAATTTATGAATTTGATGACTTTTTGGCAACTGAGCTATGCGACACTATAGTTGCATGGTTCAGTACCAGACCAAGATTACCAAACTTAGGTGGCCAACAAAGAATACTAAATGGTAAAAATATAGATTATGGTAATATACAAGACTATACAGTAAAACGTTGGGTCAATGCTTTTAAATTTGATGCTACTGCTGCAGCAAGAAAAGTATTTGGAGAAGAATATCTCTATCCCGACTATACAGATTTAGTCTCTTGGGAATCTGGTTCAGGTATGGTTTTACACGCCGACAACTGCGATCAAGAAGGAAATCCCAATTATTGCGGTTGGCGCAATTACTCTGGAGTGCTTTATTTAAATGATGACTTTGCAGGTGGCGAAACAATATTTCCAAACCAAGGACCAATCATTATAAAACCGAAAAAAGGTAAATTGGTTTTATATCCCGCAGGTTTAGAATATAGTCACGTCGTAACAACAGTCGTAGGTACAAGATATGTTATGCCAATTTGGTTTACCAAAGACAAAAACTATATAGAAGTATAAGGATAAAAAATGAGCTTCGAATTTGATTTTACAGAAGAAAAATTACAAAAGTGTTTATCAAGAAATAAGAACATACACTATCTATTTGAATCTTTAGAAAAGGTTTTACCTAAGTATGAGATAACAACAGTAGAAAGAGTTGCTGCATTTTTGGCGCAATGTGGACACGAATCATTAGATTTTACAGTACTGCAAGAAAATTTAAACTATGGCGCTAAAGGATTGTTGGGATTATTTAAAAAGTATTTTCCAAATGAAGATTTAGCAAAACGGTATGAACGTAAGCCTGAAAAAATTGCGAATAGAATATATGCTAACAGAATGGGCAATGGTCCCGAGGCATCTGGAGATGGTTATGCTCATAGAGGCAGAGGAGCAATACAATTAACAGGTAAATTAAATTACCAAGCATTTGCAAATTCTATAGGGTTGACTCTAGAAGATGCAATTAAATATTGTGAAACGATGGATGGTGCTATAGAATCTGCTTGTTGGTTCTGGTCAAAAAATAAATTAAATGATGTTGCCGATAAAAAGGACGTCTTGTTAATGACAAAAAAGATAAACGGTGGTACAATAGGACTTGAAGATCGTAAAAAACATTACGAGCATAATATAGAAGTTTTATCTTAATAAGGAAAAGTATGACTATGTTATTAGACGTGAATATATTCACGAATGCATGTGATCAAAAACCGAGCATTGAGAATGCTAGTCTTTATCGCAATTTAATGGCAGAAGAGTTCAATGAATTTATAGCTGCACTAAATAAAAACGATGAAGTCGAGCAACTCGATGCTTGTATGGATTTGATTTGGGTTACCCTTGGTTATTGTATTATGAAAGGTTATGATGTTACTGGTGCTTGGAATGAAGTCACTCGTAGCAATGTAGCAAAAATTGATTCAAAAACCGGTAAAGTTATTCGCCGTCAAGACGGCAAAGTTTTAAAACCGGAAAGCTGGACTCCTCCAGATTTAACTAATTTTGTTCACACACATAAAAGATCTTGAGTTTCCTAAACTCAAAAGAATTACCTCAGATAATGGATCTCGTGTTTATGAGACTCCCTCGGGTAAGGCATACCCCTCGGTAACAACAGTAGTAGGCTTACTTAAAAAACAAGTTATACTAGAATGGAGAAAACGAGTAGGTGACGAAGAAGCAAACAGAATTTCAAGTACTGCTGCAAGAAGAGGTACTAGGGTTCATACCTTTTGTGAGAAGTATTTACTAAATGAGGAAGTTGATGCTGGAATATTCGATAAAGATATGTGGCTTCGATTCAAACCTCTTTTAGATGATATAGATAACATATATGCTTTAGAACAATCTTTATTTTCAGATCATCTTGAGGTTGCTGGTACTGTAGATTGCATTGCCGAATACAAAGGCAAGATGTCGGTTATAGATTTTAAAACATCTAAAAGAATAAAATCAAAAAATGATATTCACGATTACTTTATGCAATGCTCAGCATACGCTGTTGCATTTGAGGAAATGACAGGAATCCCAGTTCCTCAGATTGTTATATTAATGGCTGTAGATGACGAAGATCCAATAGTTTTTGTTGAAAAACGAAATTCTTGGATAAAAGGATTTATAGATTTGAGAAGCGAATATAGACGATTGAAATTGATCTAGGACATTGTTTGAACAACTAATGTCTTGTTCTTTTCGTTATTACAATATATAATATAAGGAGTTAATATGGCACAATCGGGTCGTAATACAAAAAATCACACTGTCAGTAAAAAAACTTGCCAAGGTGGAAGCAAACCAAAAACAAGTAGTATGAATAAAACTAGAAAAACCAGTTTTAAGAAGTACAGAGGGCAGGGTAAGTAAGTTATTGCTGTATGAAGCAAAGAGAAAAGTGTTCTGGACGGCGGGGCAGTACCGCCCAGGTCCACCATAAAACACATTACGCTAAACGAAGTTCCGGTTACTTGAAGTCGGGGTTGTTGTGAAAACGTAATAGAAGGTGAAAACCCTTACACGCCACGGTAGTGTGTTTTATAATGGGCCTGACATAGTTTCGACAGGGCAAAGAGTAACAGAGTGGACAGCACGGTAGGCGATGACCGTTAATCAAGCAAAATCCGTAAACGCAAACGACGAACAGTTCGCATTAGCAGCCTAAACACTGCTTAGGGTTTCGGTAGGTTTCCTCGTAACAGAATAACCTATCATTTTTATAACAACAAGGAGTTTTTATTTTGAAGAAGATAAGTTTTATTTTGGCGTCTTCAATATACTCGTAGTTTCTAATATAGTAGGGGTTTGTTAGCAGATCCCGACTTAAAAAGCTAACAATAAATAAAATGCAAAAAACCTACAAATCAATATTCATTAGTGATGTTCATTTGGGTACAAGAGATTCTCAAGCGGAAAAGTTAAATAATTTTTTAAAACACAATACATGTGATACACTATATCTTGTTGGCGATATAATAGATGCTTGGAAGATACAGCAAAACAAATGGCGATGGAAACAAAGCCATACCAACGTAGTACGTAGAGTACTAGGCCATGCTAAACGTGGCACACGTGTGATATTCATAGCAGGCAATCATGATGAATTTCTAAGACCAATGATACCATACGGATTTAATTTCGGATTAATTGAAATACACAATCAAGCGGAACATATTGGAGCAGACGGCAAACGATATTTGGTTGTACACGGTGACTTGTTTGACGGCATCGCTAGACTAGCACCATGGATAGCATTTTTAGGAGACAAAGCATATGACTTTATTCTTAGCCTCAACAATAAATTTAATTGGGTTCGTCGCCGCATGGGTTTTGGGTACTTTAGCCTTAGCAAGTATCTTAAGCACCGGGTTAAAAAAGCAGTAGACTTTATATTCCAATTTGAAAAAAATCTAGCGGCATATTGTAAAAAACGCGGGTATGATGGTGTAATATGTGGTCACATACATCACGCAGAAATAAAAGAAATTGATGGAATCATTTATATGAATGACGGCGATTGGGTGGAGAGTTGCACAGCCCTTGTAGAACATTACAATGGACGATGGGAAATAGTAACATGGACTAGGGAGAAAGACGATGAAAGTAAAAAAATTAATATTACAAATGTATCAAGCAATTTTGAAACATGATACGCAAAAAGAAAAAACTCTATGGTTTAAGATATTAAGAAAATCCATCAACCATAAAAATACTCATGTTGTTAAGTGATAAAATTACAATTGTAGTTCCTTGTAAAAATGAGCAAGACTACATTCCACATTTGTTGATGCATTTGCGCCAACAAGAGATAGGCAACACTAGAATTATTATTGCAGATTGTTCCACGGATAATACGCGAGAAGTTATTAAAGTAATGAAAGGTGAGTTGAATGTTGAAATAATCGACGGCGGCCCTGTTAGTTTTGCAAAGAACAAAGGCGCTGAGTTAGTTACTACACCATACATACTGTTTATAGATGCAGATGTTCGCTTTTTCTATGAAAATGTTATTCGTGAAGTAGTAGCTGAGATAGAATCTAAAGATCTAGATCTTATTGGATTGAATATCAAATGTTATGATAATGATTTTCGAGCAAAGATCGGCTTTACTATATTCAACATTATTAATAACATCATGAAACACTTTTCACCTTTTGCTGTTGGTGCATTTATGTTGACTCGAAGAGACAAGTTTGAGGAGTATGGTGGATTTGCTGAAAAGTATGGAACAAGTGAAGACTTCTTTTTATCTAAACAGTATGATGTTAAAAAATTTAAATTGATGAATCATTATTTTGGACAGGATAGTAGAAGATTTCAAATCATGGGATATTTTGGTATGGCATGGTATCTTATCAAAAACTTTTGGCATATTAATAATGAGGATCATTGGAAAAATTTAGATTCTTCTAAGTATTGGAAGAATAATAGTTAGATTGCTTTTCATGACTAAGCAAGAACAAATAGATTTTATAAAACAGCTTGAAGATAATTTTGAAAATATTCTAGCTGAATATTTGAAGAATATAGGTAAGAGAACTATAGCTATACCTGGATACGATGAAGAGTCTACGCCTTTACAGGATTGGAGGGCGGTTTCGTTATGGTGGGACTACAAACCCTGGCCGATATATCAAAAGTGGTATCCATTGACAACTGCTTTAGTCGAAAAAGGACCTACCCACAGAGCAACGGGTTGGTTGATATTAAAAGCTCATTCAAAAACACCAATACATTCCCATCTCGATTGGGGCAATAAAATAATACTGCATTTACCTATGGTTATCCCTAAGGGAGACCTTGGATTCTGGGTCGACGGAAAAATACATCGCTGGGAACCAGGTAAAATATTTGCATTCGATATTACAAAAGAACACTACGGATTTAATAATACAAATGAAGACCGTAGTATATTTGTCTTGGATTTTGATGCCGATGAGTGGGGCGAGACATTGCGCCCCTATATGAAATGAATCATAATACAATTGTCAGATCCCTCCAAGCTATTAATCACATTGTGTTGATTATTGGGCTTATCTATGTATTCGTAACGTCCGAATATTACTGGCTTTTGTATAGTTTATTTACATATGTCGTAATAGGATTATTAGGCGTCAATGTAGGTTACCATAGATTATTAAGTCATCATAGTTTTAAGACATATAGTATTGTAGAAAAAATACTATCTTTTATTGGTGTAATAACAACCATAGGATCACCAATGGCATGGGTTGCAGTTCATCGACAGCATCACCGCGCCGCAGAAACAGTAAACGATCCTCATAGTCCATACGTTGCCGGAAAATTTAATACGTGGATAGGCAAATGGAAAGTCACACACTTGGAACCTAAACTTATACGAGATATGTTAGGCGATAAGTATCAAAAGTTTCTTCATAAGTATTATTTGGAAATAATAGTTTCATTTGTAGTATTACTTACCTTTGTAAATCCTTTATTTCCGATATTTTTATATAGTATACCTGCATGTCTATGCCTTCATAGCACAAGTGCAATAATAGTAATAGCACATTATCATGGTTATAAAACATATAAACTTAATGATGAATCTAGAAATAGTTGGATTGCTCATCTAATGAGCTTGGGGGAGGGTTGGCACAATAACCATCATGCTAAACCATACCAATGGAAACAGGGAGAACAATGGTGGGAAATAGATCCTCCCAGTTGGATTATAAGGTTAATAAGGAAAACGTAAATGGAAACAGATGCTGAATATGTATTTGCAGACGTAAATGGTCTTGGAGAATTCGCTGTATCGGATGAAGCAAATTTTCACACCGATCTATATCAAGTTGTAAGAGGTGCTGTACCTGCAGAACAACTTCAACATATGGATATTGAATTTGAATTAATTAAAAAATTGCAGTATATGCAAGGTGGGCAAAGTGAAGAAAATAAATTCATGTTTGGAGATTCGCAAGTAACAAATAGTTTTGCTTTTTACTCTGCTCTATGTTTTGAAGCACTATCATTGCAACTTCAACCTCTAATGGAAGAGATAACAGATAAGAAGTTATATCCAACATATACATATGCGAGGATATATTACAATGGTGCAACAATGGCAATACACAAAGATCGCCCAAGTTGTCAATTTTCAGCAACCGTTAATATTTCTATAGATAAAGAACCTTGGGAAATTTGGTTTGAGACATTGAATGGTGAGAAAAAAGCAATTAAGTTGTGGCCAGGAGATCTTATTGTTTATAAAGGTGACACTTTAAATCATTGGCGAGATGCATATGAAGGACAGAGACAGACACAAGCATTTTTACACTATGTAGACAAGAATGGTAATTATCGCGATTATAAATGGGATAGACGCCCATATCTAGGAACAGCGGCAACATCGAGAGGATCAACGTGAGTACATTAAAAGAATTAACTGCCGAAGTACATGCCGAAGCAGAAAACCAACCATTTATTAAATCCATTTTTGCTGGTAATGTAGATAAGAGCAAATATACTAGTTATGTATATCAACTTATGAATCTATATGCTATATTAGAATCGTACGGAGACGATCATTTTATATTTTATGGAATGGAAGATCTTAAACGGGCAAAAGCAGCGGAATTAGATTGGACAGAACTCGTAGGCGATTCTAAATGGCAACATACTTTAAATGCTTCCACAGTAAAGTATATGAACTACATAACATCAATCAAAGATGATCCTAAAAAATTACTTGCACATATCTATGTTAGACACATGGGAGATTTATTTGGAGGGCAGATGTTAGCTAAGCTGACTCCTGGCAACGGACAGATGTATAAATTTGAAGATGTTCCTAAACTAATAGGATTAGTAAGATCGAAGGTTGATGTATCTCTTGCAGATGAAGCGATTGTGGCATTTAAACATAATATAGAAATGGTAAAAGAATACAATGATTAATGTATGGCCTCAAGTAGAAGAACTTGCAAATAATATTATTCGTAAGTTTGATGGATACGAAACAGAACAACTCGCTCCAGAATATGAACATATTACAGATGATTTTACTTGGAAGAATTATTTGTGGACATCTTCCAATTTTAGACGTGCTCATATTGAAATTGTAGATGCAACAAAGAATCATAAAATGTGGGTTATGCATATGTGTATATTTCCTCACTATGATTCGCCTGATCCTATATTTGGCTTTGATGTAGTATGTGGTAAGAATAAAATCACAGGCGCATTTCATGATTTTTCATATGTAGGCAATTCTTATCTATATGATTGGTATCAAGATAAGATGTCTAAAGTAGAATGGAATAAGCCAAGAGAATTACCTCCTTGGGCAAAGGCAATTTTCAGTCCAAATATGGTTGCTGCTGGCAATATACAAACCCAAGAAGAATTAGATCAACTAGTACAAACAGTTATTGACAATCTTGATTATTACCTATATAATATAGGAACAGTAGATAAATGGGCACACCATTTTGAAGCACAAAACAATTATTGTAGGAATCAAAAGAAAAATCCACATACACCTGCTATGATGATTAACTTCGGAATAGAAAAACAAGTGTTTATGAAATTTATGGATGATGTTCTTTTTCCAGAAAAAATATGAACGAAGAAATTAACTATATACTAACAGACAGTTTAATAATTACTAAAAAATTTAGATCACCTAATGAGTTTTCCTTACATATCGAAGAAAGAGTATTTCGAGAAAAAATAGGATATATGGATGCAATTATACAATACTGTACAGAAGTCGATATTGATATTGAATCTATTTCTAAATTGATTAATCAGTCTCTAAAAGATAAAATTCAAATTGAAGCCGAGGATCAAAACTATTTGAAACCTAGAGGAAAGTTACCACTGTGACCATGGATGAATATTCAGTATATAAGATGTATCTCGCATTGAAGTTGCATTTTACTACAGAAAACTATGATGTTATTGCACAAAGGGGAAGAGTAAGAGCAAGCCGACAAGCATTTGCTAAAAGAAAAGATATATTTTCTATACGAAAAGTAGCAAAGACATATTCGGATGAAGAAGTTGCAAATTTTCTAGTTGCAAATTTTATATCAGGAGATCGTTGGGGAGGCATGTTCGATATTGAAGCGGGGGAAAGATATGCAGAATGGAAGAAGCGTATAGAAAGCCTCGGATATATGTTTACTAACGATCTTGATAGATTAATAGAAGAACTTGAGAGGGAAAATTTGACATTTGAAGATGCCTTTAAAATCACAAAGTCCCAGCATCCATATATAATAAAAGCATTTTTAAGAAAAACAATTAGTCTTGAGACTTTAGTTATTTTAGAAAAGCTTGACCCGTTTCTAGATAACTTTGATTCGACTATATCGGACAAAATTATCTGGCCAGACATATCTAGGCTTATGCGAAAGTATAAACCGTTTTTACGCTTTGATAGGGAAAAATTCGATGCAATATTTAGAAGAAGAGTTGGACGTAAGCTCTCAGAAGATAAAACAACTTGAACAAGAATTAGAGTCTACTAGAGAAATATTACAACACACAATAGAGTCATTGAAAGAAACCCAAAGATATCTAATGAAATTGGCATACAATCAAGCAGAAGTTACTAAGAAAATTTCAACTTGGCCATATATAGTAGTTCGTTCTAGCAAGGATAAGGACGATAGAGTTTAACTGTGAGGTATAAGGAGCCTTAAGCTTTTAACATGAGTATCAAGAAAAGAAATTTTAATCCCAATTTATATGACAGTGATCGAGAAGGTAAACTTAAAAATATAAAACGTAAAAATGCTATAGACAAGCATCGAAAGATTATATATAATATAGCATCATCTAAAAAAGCAGATGATGATATTGATGATTTTGATTATTTGACATTTGGCAATGGTAAATTCAAACAGCGTTAATACAATAAACATACACCGTAAATACGAAAGGAAATATTATGGCTATCAATTCACTCGCTGATCTAAGAAAATCCCGCGGCGGATTTGAATCTCTAATGAAAGAGGTCGAAAAGATCTCTAACCCCCAAG